TTAAGAGGTATGGGAGTTTATGGCGCTGCTGCAGCAACAGTTAAGAATATGATTATCAAGATAGTAGAAGAAGCTAAAAAATCCAGGCCTGATTATACTAAAGTTGCAATAGAAGCAACAGCAATATCACCACCTATAAATTCTAAATTAAGAAAACTTGTTTCAGCTGGTAAGACATTTACATATAAGCAATCAAGAGAAAAAGTATTTACAGAAGGATTTAGTTTAGACAATCCAGCTCTTTTAGCCGTTGGAAAAGTAATTTCTGCTGGTACCAATTTACCCGCTGATCGTATAGTTTTAAAAATGGATCATATATATACAGCAATGCAACCTGAAACAGAACTTTGGCAAGGTACTGCATTAACGCTTGGATGGGGTGAATGGGAATTAGGTATGATAGAAAAGCAAACCAAAAAAGAAAGTAATTTAAAAATAAAACCTTTTAAGAAAAAATCTTTAAAGATTAAAAAATTTAAGAATTAAAATGAAGTACGCTCCAATAACATCAAAGACATGCACTAAGTCACCTTTACTTAAAAAGGATGCATGCTATAGAAAAGCAAAAGCTAAATATAGAGTATTTCCTTCTGCATATGCATCAGGTTATATTGCAAAATGCCGTAAAAGAGGCGGTAATATAGGATAATGCCTTACGTTAGTGATGCCCAAAGAAAAGCTGTATGGGCTAGTAAAAATGAAAGAGCTGCTTTAAAAAAGGTAAGAAAAACTGAAAAAGGTGCATCATTAAAAAGATGGTTTAAAGAAGAGTGGACAGATGTCCGTACAGGTAAACCCTGTGGTAGAAGTAAAAGCGAAAGCAGAGGTGTGCCTTATTGTAGACCAAAGAAAAGAATATCTAGTAAAACACCGAAGACAGCTAGTGAAATGTCTTCATCAGAAAAAAGAAGTAAAATAAGAGAGAAAACAAGTTTAGGCCAGCCGGCAGGCAAGCCACGAAGAGTTAGTCCGATTACAATGAAGAGCTCTTGTAAATATTAATCAAAAAAATGGTAGAAGATTTGAAAATATACGGATTAGCAATTTTTGCATTAGCTACAAGCATCTCATCAGCAAACCCAATGTTGCAGACAGTTGTTTTATTATTATCTATATTATATACTGCAATAGGTATTTATAAACGATTAAAAAAGTAAAAATATATGGCACTTCCCAGAAACGGCGTTGCGCGCGAAATTAGACATTATGTAGGATCATTATTTATATTCCTATTTGTTATAGGCATTATTGTAGCACTTATACAATTTCCTGTATTAGATACTAATAAAGAAGTTGTAATGATGCTTATCGGTACAATTTCCGCAAGTATCGGTATTGTGGTGAGTACAATCACTGGTGCCAAACCAGATGATGTTACCGCTTTAAAAAATGAAGTTGAAAAGAAAAATAATCAGATTGACATGCTTGTTCAAGCAAAAGATAATTTAGAAGCTATGGTTATTGGTCTTCAAAAACAAATGCTTGACAATCAAGACAATGTGATGGATAAAATTATTCTTAAAGCAGCGCTCGAGCATGATGATAGATATACGGCTAAAAAAGCAATGCAAGGTAAAAATAAATCATAAAAAAATAAATTATGACAACTGAAGAAAAAAATAAATTAACTACAGAAATTAAATCTTATGTACAAAGCGCTTTGGGAAAAAGTGATTGGTACATTACAAGAAAAGCTGAAAGAGATATAGCTATACCTCAATCTATTACAGATGAAAGAACAGGAATATTAACAGCATTAGATACATACGAAGCTGGTATAGATGCAAAAGAAACAGCACAAGAGGGTTGGGTATTTTTGGCAAAAATTATTTTTGATAATGAAGCATTAAACCATGAGTATTTATCAAAACAAAATCCTAATATACCTCCAAGAACAATATAAATAATATATAAAAAGATAAGTTATGCCAGAAAAATATGAATTATTCCTAGATAAGAATAAAAAAGTAAAACTTGCTGCAAATGATCAAGGTGAATTTTTTGCAGAAGCAAACGGTAATAGAATTAAACTAGGGGAACAAGGTTTACAAACGATTAATAAAACAACAGGAGCCCCAGAAAGTGTTGGAGGTGCTCCAGATCCTAATCTAGACGTAACCAGTCTTGCGGGTGTTGCAATTAATGGATTAGGTGAAGACTCAGGAAGAAATACATTTACTCACAGTGACTTACCTGGAGAAACTTTAGTTGGATGGTATGTTAAAGAAAATGCTGGACAAGCTCCAAAATTATTTCTTACAATAAATCCAGCTTATTTGTCTGGTGGGGGCACGATTCTTTCTGACCCTAATGGAAACCAAATTTATAAAGCATTTGCCACTCCCGAAGAAGAGTTAATAACAATAAGAATAAATGGTACCACTTATACCGGGAAAAAAATGGAATTAAAAAATCATAGTTGGTATAATGCTTCACAAATAAACTTCTCAGGCTCTACAACTGAAGGAATTGTACTTGCACCAGCAAATAGTATAAATGGTTATGGAGACATTCTGGAAATGGAAAACGATATATTAGCTGTTGCACTATCTACAGAATTAGTTCCAGGACTTAATTTTTCTAATGGATTCAGCTTAAGAAATGGTGGTATATATGGTATTCCTTTATCTGCAGATATAACAATACCCGTTATAAATGATATAGATGTTACTACTCCAATTAAGTTTAGTGGTGGAGCTAAATTTTCTGAACCAGTAAACGGACTTGTAACAGATAATGATATTACAGATTTACTTGGAACTGATAATGCTTTATTTAGTAATAAAACCCCATACAGTAGCAGTACTTCTGATTTAAGATTTACTTATACTCAAGGCGCGTTACATTCAAGTCATAGTGTAACAACTCCAAAATTAATTGAAGGAAATACATATAGATTATCATGCGCCAATGGAGGAATTGTCGGAAATCAATTAATTAATTTTGATTTTACTGATAATGAAGAGTTTTTTGGTATTGAATTAGATATTCATAGACCGGTAGTAAATAATACTACAGATAAAATTAAAGGAAAATCATATATAGATATTCTGGTAGGCTTTGAAGGAAACCTGAGTTTAGAAGCTGGTGGCCATAAACATATAATATTTTACTTTAGCGAATCCTCAGGAGGAAATGGCGCGCAGTATTCTCAACCCGGACAGTATTTTATATATACAATAGATAATCCGACTAGTGGCCGTGAAATAAAAAATTCTTTTACTTCAGGAGATAGAGGAATGCCAAGAGTTAATAACGCGGTTTCACAAACTCACGTTCAAATTGGGGATGCAAATCCAGCAGGGTTTTGGTCTGCAGGTCAAACAAACAAAATAAGAATATATTTAAATGATTTTAAAAGAGTGTCAGGTGAATTTGTTGGCAACGGTATATATGGAAAATATACTTCTGCTCAAAGTCATGGATTCCAGTCTCAACCAAATAGTATAATACCGCTTGATTTAACTTATTTAGCAAGTATTGGATATACAGGTGTCTCACATAATAATAATCCTTATAGTCACAGTGATTATACTTCAAGTGATCATTTAACTATTTCAATGGCTCCTAATTCAACAGTTTGGATAACTGATTCCGCGGGCCCTGATGGTACATCTCTTTCATCTTCAAATACTGTTGGTATAATACTTGATTTAAGTTATCTTAGAAATGGAGATACGTTTGCTTTTGCTTACGATGCTATCTCTAGTTCAATAAATGGTAGCAATTATAATCCGACATATTATGTAGCTATTATTTTAAAATTTGGATCACGTGGGTATAAATTCAATGTTGGATCCTCTCCTAATTATGGAGGTTTTTATAAATATCAAATAATAGGTTCAACAACAACTGGAGAATTACAATTCTTCCAGCCTAGTGGATCTGTATATAGTACTCAGGATCAATCCTACCAAAACGTTCTTATATAAATTAGTTTAACAAATAAATAACAAATAAAAATGCCAGATAATAATAAGATAATTTTAGGTACAAATGACGATACTTATATTGCGGCGGATGACGCGGGGAATATAGTATTGCAACATGAAGGAGGCAATAGAATTTCTATGAATAATACCTCTATAACTCCTGCTAGTAATGAGCAGATAGATCTAGGATCCGCAACAAAAAAGTTTAGAGATTTATATCTTTCATCAGATTCTATTTTTATAGGAAACACTAAACTGTCATCGGACCCAACCACAGGAGCACTATCAACTGTTGTTGCAGATGCGCAAGGACAATTTACAGCAGCCCCTTCAGCAGTTGGAGGAGATGTTGATTTTAGTAATTTAAGCAATACACAAGAAACATTGCTAGCTAAATGGCGTGGAGCAGATAATTCATCAATCATTCCATCACCAGGAGATGTAGCTAATAATCCACCTACATTTCAGTTTGAAAATAATGGTGGGTCGAACATTACTAGTTCAGTTATAGGCCATGCAAGCGGCACAGTAAATGGACCGGGGGGAATTGCTATTCCTTATAATCTGCTTCAAACAAGAGTGCGATATGGTAGTGGTTTTACTAATATACCTGGTGCTGCTAATTCTGTGCTTAAACTTACAAATAAAGAAAATATTCCATCTACAGAATTTATGTATGATGATGCTAATGATTTCTTGATTCCTGGTTATAGTATAAATCCTAATTTTGATCATTTAAAATTAGTTTTTTATGAAGAAGGATCTGAAGGAATGCCAGGATTTGGAGGAACACCCACATATAATTATTACTGGAGAGTATTAGATGCAAACGGAAATGATGTTAATTTCTGGGATGGAGTTAATTTTTTCACTTATAGCCCTTTGTCCAACTTACGGTTTGGTCATCCTTCAAATAGCAGTAGTTGGGGATACCAGGATGGCAATTCTACTGGTACATTACCAGCAAATGTCCCTACTTGGGAATTGTATCAATCAACTAATGAAGTTGAAATTGAAGAAAGTATAAAAATTAATGGAGATCCATTTTCTAAGGACGGGTTAATGATAAAAGACCAAGCTGGTAACTATAGAAGGATAACAATAGATTCAGTAGGTAATTTAGGCAGTACAGCTGTTTAATTACTTAAGTATAATTAATAGTTTTAAAAATTAAAAATATGACAAGAGAAGAAGCTGACGCAAGAGATGCGGCAAATTGGCGGGCTAATTTTAGAGCTCAAAGAAATGCAAAGTTAAAAAATAGTGACTGGACACAAGGCGCTGATGTACCTGATAATATAAAAACACCTTATGCTGTTTATAGACAGGAACTTAGAGATGCTCCAGTGAATTTTTCAACAGAAAATGGAAGAATAGTATGGCCAACTGAGCCATCAATATAAATAATTAAGGGGCTTTGCGGCCCCTTTTTTTTATCCATCACACGATATGCAATCAGGATTCATGGCATTTGCGGCTATATCACCGCGAAGTACAGATTCTGTTCTCATATAATATAAGGTTTTTATACCTCGTTTCCATGCTTCTAAATGTACTTTATTAATCCATTTAGGTTCAGCAACAGAAGGAAACGCTAAATTTAAACTTACAGATTGATCTATATAATCTTGTCTTATACCTGCTTGACCTATTAATTCTAATTGGTTTATTTCTTTAAATGTTTTAAATACATTTTTTACAGGCTCACCATCTTCTTCGGTAAGTCTTCCTGAGTGATCATAATACCATCCATCGAGTTTTTTAATTCCTTGAACGGATCCACCGTCTTCCAAAATTTTGTCCCAAGTTTCTTTATTGTCGATTCCAATTTTTCTTAATACTTTTTTAAGTTCTTTATTTTTTCTAATAAATGTTCCTTTAGCTGATTGCTCAGTAAATACATTAGCTGCCCAAGGTTCAATACCTGGTGATACATTACCTGATAGCTTACTATTTGAAACTGTTGGAGCTATTGATCTTAAATGTGTATTTCTAAAACCAGTACCAACACACCATAAAGGTTCGCCATATATTTCAGCTAAATCTCTTGAAGCTCTTTCAGTTTCTATTTTTATTTTTGAAAATATTTCTCGCGTTTTGAATTGCGCTAATAAACCTTCGAAAGCTATTCCTTTTTTCTGTAACAGGCTGTGCCATCCAAGGACACCTAATCCAAGTGCTCTCCCTTTTTCCGCACTGCGTACAGAGTTCTCGAATCCCTTCATATTCTTTGCTCGCTGAATAAATTCTTCCAGCACACCGTCCAGGAACCAAGTTGCGTCGTAAATTAAATTTGTATTCTTCCATTCGTCGTATTTATCTAAATTTAAAGATGACAAGCAACAAACAAACGAATGTGACTCGTCAGTATGTAACGTTATTTCGCTACATATATTTGTCATGTGAACTTTAAGTCCATTTGACTTATATGCTTTTGGGTTACTTTTGTTTGTATTTCCCTTAAATAAGATATAAGGTTCGCCAGTTGCTTTACGTTTTTGTAATAATTTACCCCATTTTCTTCTAGCGTCTTTATCTCCTCCATCAAGTTTTCGCATAAACTTGTCGCCGACCACAGCGCACTGGTGGAGATTGAGGGATTGCCGGTTAATATCGCCTTTCGGTTCTCTGATCTCCAACCATTCTTCAAAGTCGGAATGGTCAATATTGATATTAACTGATGCAGCTCCTCTGCGGACAGATCCTTGATTAGTGGCGAGTATTGTTGAATCGTAGATTTTGCAAAAAGGCACCACGCCGTCACTTGTTCCATTTCCTGTAATTTTAGCTCCAGCGGGTCTAATCATATTAACTCCTATTCCAACACCGCCGCCATGCTTGGCTAAGAGCATCATTTCTAAATTTTTATTTCCTATATCTTGTATACTATCTGCAACATCAATACCAAAACAACTAATAGGTAAACCTCTGTCTGTGCCTGTATTAGACAACACTGGTGAAGCTAAACACAGCCAACCATCCCATATATACTGGAAAAATTTATCGGCCATTTCAGGCTTATATAAACGTCTCGCAACGGTTTTTGCAACACGCATATATGCTTCTTTAGGTGATTCACCGTTGTATAAATAACCACCAGCTATTGTTTTTTTATAGACATCTGTATCTCCCCATACAGGATAGTCTTCACCTTTTTTCCAGTTACTATTCCACATTAGTTTCTTTCTTTTTATCATTCATCTCTTTTGAAATATCTTTCTGTAAATCTTCCAGTGCTTTTTCGTACCCGTCAAATTTCTTCACTAGGCTCATCGTCCCAATAGATAAATCTCTGAGATTGTTCATTTCGTTTATTATTTGTTGTACGTTTTGGCCCAGAACTTCTATCCTGTTCCACATTTCTATTAGTTTGCTTTCTTTCATTGTGCATTAAAATAATATATTATATAACCTATTATAACGTTTAAATTAACTATTACTAAATTCCATTGCTTAGCCAACCAAACTTGTGGTAATGCTAATGCTCCACCTATTATATAAGTGTAAATACCCATATCACCATAAGAAAGTAAATATGGAGACATCATAATAAATGCTGCCCCCATATACCCTAATCTATTAGATAATCTTTCTAACGGTGAAAGTCTACGAGGCTTTACTAGATTTTTTAAGTATTTTTTCATTATTTAAATAAGGATAAAGATGTTCTTTTTCCCAGTGAATTCTGTATTCATGGCCATCAGGAAATTGTTCATCACATTGACTACATTTAATTATATTTTTTTTTACCATATATCCTCAAAATCTTCTCCCTCGTTTGCTTTAGAATAATCTGTTGGCCTAACTGCAAAGAAATCAGTATGAGTATGACCACCGGTAAGATGATAAAACCAATCGAGATTGCTTGCTGATTCTTTTTTAAAAGCAAAGTACCCCCCGAGGTCGAAGTAACCAAGTTCTGATAACTTTTCATTAAGTCTTTTTCTAATGAATTGTTTAAGATCGTTGGCTTTAAGGTTTTCAATATCACCTTGTTCGAACATTTTGTCAATGTATCTTTCTTCTGCTTCAAGCATTGTTTCTGCTGCCTTAATAACATCTTCTCTACAATCTTCTAATAATGTTTTATTTTCTTCGCACATATGTCTAAATAATTGACAACCCATTCTACTATGCAACGACTCATCTCTTACAGACCATTTCATTTGCTGTCCAATACCCTTGAGTAAATTACGTAATTGAAAGCTATAAAGAACAGCAAAAGCAGAATAGAGACTAACTCCCTCTGCGAATGCACTAAATATTGCCAATGATCTACCAATACCCACGGGATCGTTGCCATTGTAAGCAACGAGATTATCAAATCTATCAGCCGTTGTCGGCTCATGTAAAAATGCTTCAAAGTTTTCAAGTCCTAAAGTTTCGTTTAAATAACTATATGCTACTGCATGAATAGTTTCTTGTGATCCAAACATCATTGCCATTTGCTGTATTTCATGCTTTGGAAACCATGATACAACCTTTTGCGTCCAATAATCAGACACTGCACACTCTGTTTGCGCAAAACCCAGTAAAATATTTCCAACCAGGTTTTTCTCTGAGTCTGTAAGCTTTTCGTTCCAATCCTTGACATCACCTGACATTGGTATCTCGGTATGTAACCAGAACGCTTGAGCTTGTTTAAGCCATCCCTCAGTATAGTATTCGGGGTATTCAAATGGTTTATACGGTATTCTTTCATCAAATAATCCCATTATATTTTTTCTATTTCTATGCATACATCTACAAAGGGTAAATAAAATACATGTTGTACATAATCTTTTTCTACATAAGATCTCATACCCAGTAATATACCTGGATATAATCCTATAGTTATTTCCCAATTATCTGGAACTAATCTCATTTGCCTTGACCTTTATAAAGTTTAACATAATTTTTACTGGTTTTTAATTTAGATGTTTTGCTTTTAGCGTGCACACCTTTTCTTTTTATTTTCTTTTTTTGTGTATAATTACTTATTATATTTTTAGCCATAACATTTTATATTATACTGATCATGTATTTCAACAAGTTCTTTATATTTTAAATATCCTCTGTTCTCAATCGTCCATTTAATCCATTTTTCTATCTGGCGATTGGCATAATGCTTTCTAGCTATTTGCTTCGCATCTCCTTTATTATGCCTATTACTTTGTCGCATTCTTTTTGATTTTGTGGTTTAAATAAAACGTAATCAGGAAATTGTTCAGAAACTAATCTTTTAAATAATTTCCATCTTATAGGAAACGATTCATTTGCTCTACCTTTTGTTTCTATTATAAAATCATCTCCTATAAAATCTGGTGTATATTTTATAGGTAATATTCTTTTACCTCCTCTATTAATTAATTCACCTTTTCCATTCGCTTGTCTTTCAAAAGATTTATTAGCTAAATGAAAACCATTTATTAAAACAAATGTTTCTCCTTCATATTTAGCTTTTATTTTATGTTTTTTTAAAGCCATATACATATAGCGCTCAAGGCCAGAAGCAAAGTTAACACCATCATAAGATATTTTCTTTGCTGTTACTGGACCTCTTTTTCTTTTAATTTTCTTGCGCATCTCTTACATAACATTCTTCAATCTCATCACGTAAAACCATTCGTGCTTTTTCAAGATAGTTAACAGCATCCATAAGTTCTTCTTGTAAGTGCTGTAGCCATGTATCTAGCGGTTGTTCGTCATCAGCTAAAGTAACTTTATATTTTTTATAGCCAACATCAGAACGTGATTTAATTTTATTAATTACTTGCTCAATTATTCT